TCTCTTTCGCTTGTAGTTTTGCTTTTGGTGAGCTTAAGTTACTTGAAGGTTCTGCTAAGATCATATCTTTAATTGCTAGAGATGAGTCACAACACATGGCAGTTACCAATAATATATTAAACAAGTGGAAGGAGGGTGATGACCCAGAGATGATGGACATCATTAAAGAAGAGGAGGAGAATGTCTATCAAATGTTTAAAGATTGTGTTGAAGAAGAAAAAGAATGGGCAGAGTATTTATTTAAGGATGGATCTATCATTGGTTTGAATGATAAATTATTACAGAACTATGTTGAGTGGACTGCTAACCGTAGGTTGAAATCTATGGGTTTAAAACCTATCTTTGATATACCACTAGCAAACAATCCATTACCTTGGACTGCACACTGGTTATCTTCTAGAGGACTACAAGTAGCACCACAGGAGACAGAGGTAGAGTCGTACATGATCGGGAGCATTAAACAAGATGTTAAGAAGAATACTTTCTCTGGTTTTAAATTATGACCAAAGATACAGAACAAGAACAACGAGACGACTCGTGGAGAGAAGAGTACCTAGGTATGAAACTCCACGGTACTTACCAGAAGAATTTGCTTCAGAATGGTCCGAAGTCCCTGTCACAGAGTTGGATGATGCAAGCTATGTACAACGACTGGAAGAAGAAGAAAGGGATCGTAGATCCAGAGCCACCAGATTGCCAGAGCAGCATGAAGGAATGGGAAGAAAGTGTGAAGAAATACCAGACCCGTGGTTGAACTGACTAAATAGGTTTATGAGCGTAATAATCTACCAAGAACATTGCGAATATCTTGAGAAAGAGAATGAAGATCTCAAAGGTGAGGTTCTCTTTCTAAGACAGCAGCTTGAATATAAAACATTAGGACTCCCAGAAGACGATATAAATATTGAGGAATAGATAATGGGATTGTGGAAAAGAATAGTAAAACTTCGGAAGGAAGTTATGAGAACTCCTGGACCTATAAGGGTTCAACTTTTTCTTCTGACGACATTAACGATTTCTTCGGTTACGTCTACTGCATTACTAATTTGCAATCGGGCAAACAGTACATCGGAAGAAAATATTTTTGGCAGAAACGTAAGCCTAGAGGTGGAAAGAGAAGGATTACGTCTGAGAGTGACTGGAAAAAATACTATGGAAGTTCTGACGAACTTAAAGCAGATAGAAAATTACTTGGGAACTCATCGTTCAAACGAGAAATAATTAGTTTACATAAAACGAAAGGGAAAGTTAATTTTCACGAAACAAAACAACTATTTTTAAATAACGTATTGATGGAAACGTTGGAGGATGGTTCTCCAGCGTTTTATAATAGCAATATTTTGGGACGTTATTATAGAAAGGATTATCAAGAAGAACAATGATTGTAGTAGAGTGTCGTCTATGTGGCACAGTGTTAAGAGGATCTGGTACGTGTGGGTGTAGTAATATGACATCTATTCACGGTGATTTTATATCGGCAAATGATATGACAGAAGTTCATTTGTTACAAACTAATAAGATTGTAAATAAATCTTCACTTTTGACAGCAGAAGATCTAAAATATCAAGAAGAAAGACGTAAACGTAAAGTACGTAAGTTAAACTTTGAAGAACGATGATTAACCTAGATGAAAAATTTTCTAATTACATGGGTTCAAAAACGAAAGTGTTTAGAATTGATGGTGTTAATGAATCTTTAACAGGTTATGGATATCAATGTGATGGAAACGACATCGTTGGGTATTGGGTTAACACAACTAACTATAAATTGTACTATAATTTGAACGAACAGTTCTTAAGAATGGAAGCATTAAGAAAATGAAAATATTTTTAGACACAGCAATCACTAGTGAAGTAGAATGCTATTATAAGACAGGTCTTATTGATGGTCTAACAACTAATCCATCTCTCATTCGCAAGAGTGGTAGAAATCATGAAGAAGTTTACCAAGAGATGAAAGATATTGGTGTTACAGACATCAGTATGGAAGTCATTGGTAGTGTTTCTAATATGATTTCAGAAGGTAAACGTCTTTCTAAAAAATTTGGAAAGTGTGCTACAATTAAAGTACCTTGCACATCAGATGGATTGATTGCATGTAAGGAATTGTCCTCTGAAGGTATTAGAGTTAATGTTACTTTAATATTCTCAGTTGCACAAGCGATACTCGCTACTAAGGCAGGAGCAACATACGTTTCTCCATTTGTAGGAAGACTAGATGATAATTCTTTTGATGGTATTAAACTTATCAAAGACATCTATAAAGTCTATACTATTCAATCAGCAGAGGCAGAAATACTTGCTGCATCTATTAGAGATGTTAAGAGTGTATCAGAATGTTTCGCTGCTGGTGCGGATATCGTAACCATTCCAGCGTCTGTCTTAGGTAAAATGTATAATCATGTCCTTACTGACAAAGGTTTAAACATCTTTGACAAGGATCATGCAGCACATACTCTCGCTATGACATCAAATAAATAGATGTTTAATAACGATTAAAATGTTTACAGTTTATTCTAAAGCAGGTTGTCCTTTTTGTGACAAATTTATAGAGGTGTGTAAATTAGAAAAACTTACTCACGTGGTGTATGAATTAAATGAACATTTTACTAAAGATCAGTTCTATAATGAGTTTGGAGAGGGATCAACATTTCCTCAAGTCGTTTTAGAACTTGCTAATGATAGTTTAAAATTAGGTGGTTGTAAAGAATCACTTAAATATATGCAAGAAAAAAACCTTTGCTGTCAAGTATAATGATTGAAGTATACGAAGAAGAGTTTAAAACAAATAAAAAAAAGTATGATTCACTTATTGAAAAAGGTGAAGACATTCTTGTTCGTAAAACAGATGGTGGTGCTTACATCGCTACTGACATTACTAAATTTGAACACCCTATTTGTGACATATGAAAAAATTAATTAGTTCTTTTTCTATTATCAAATTAAAAAAGAATTTAAAAGAAAATAGTTCAGGTAAGAATAAAAAGATTTGGACTAGTGCAAAAAATTGGTTTAAAAAATTATTTACAAAAAATTAACATGAGCATTCGTAATCACATTGAAGCAGCAGATGATGCCCTACGCTTGGCAATCATTGAAGCAATAGAAAAGAAACAAGATGAACAACTTGATACATTGTTTGAAGCATTAGGTAAAGTAAGAGAACTTATTCTTACTACACCTATTCGTTTCACAGATAATACTAGTGAGTATTATAGAAACAATGCAGAGTATAATTTTAACCTAGAGTCTGACATTAACTTGGAGACTGGTGGATATAAAGTACCTGCTGATGTAATCACATTCCCAACAGATTATACTGGAGATGATGATTTAATTTCAGATAACATTAGTATTGGTCTTACTAATAACGATGATACAATTGTTGTTAACACTAAGTCAGAGAGAAATGGTGGAGACCTAGACAATTTGGATGGTCCTACGTAGTTTATAAATACTTCTAGCTTAGATCAAGTGCCTTCAGGACTAGAAGTATGTCAAAATTACTGGCGAATCAAATCTCCAACTACAATGATAATGGACCCGTTGAAGTAAAAGATGGAGTAAATATACCAACTGGCAAACCTTTACAGGTTGCTGGTGCTGCTGGAACCAGTGGACAATTTCTAAAGTCCACTGGTTCTTCTATTGCATGGGAAACTTTCCCATCAATTCCTGCTGCACAGGTGCAAACGGATTGGAATGCCACGAGTGGCATCAGTTCTATATTAAATAAACCATCATTATCTACTGTTGCTATATCAGGAAGTTATAATGATTTATTAAATAAACCAACAATACCTGCTGCTCAAGTTAATCCAGACTGGAATGCTACCAGTGGTCTTGCTAGAATCTTAAACAAACCATCTTTATTTTCTGGTGTATACGCTGATCTTACTGGAAGACCTAGTATACCTGCTACAGTTAAAGACCTTTCTGACACTGATCTACCAGCAGTTATAACTGATGGTATCTATTTGCAGTGGGATGCTACTGCTCTGAGATGGAAAGAGGGTACTGGTTCTTCTGGTCTTACTGAATTAAAAGAAGATCAATCACCTGAACTAGGAGGTGTATTGCATACTGTAGGGTTCAATATAGATACTGGAACTAACTTTATTAATGATACTAAAGTTGGTGAGTGGAACACAGCATATGGTTGGGGCAATCATGCTAGTGCTGGATATCTAACAAGTTTTACTAACACAACTTATTCACAACAAGTAGTTGTTGATGGTCTTGATG